TAATATTAAATGGACACGAATTGAAAATTCTGCTGCACTCGGCACTCCAGATCTTTTAGGGTATTTTAATGATAGTTTTTTTACCATAGAGCTTAAAGTTGTAAAATCTGGTAATAAGGTGCGTTTATCACCTCATCAGATATCTTTTCACATAAAACACCCTAAAAACACATTTATATTGGTTAAAGATGTTAAGAATAAAAGATTTTGTATGTATTTAGGTAGTCAGATATACGAACTTGTTGAAAATGGACTTAAAACTAAACCTATAACTGAAGATTTTAAGACTTATTTAGAAGATTTATTTTAGATAAAATCTTATGTATCTGTTCTATTGATTTTTCTAATTGTTCAACTTTATCTTGAAGATTTTTTATTTTTTGCCTTTCGTAGTATTCTGCTTTGTTCTTACTATCTCTATAATCGTGTCCATCGTCTCTTTGTGTCATTCACAATCCTTACAATAATTCTCAAATACAGTATAATCAGGTCTTAATGGTGTTAAACATTTAAAACAATAACCTTTCATATTTCTATTTTCGTTATTAATCTTATGTGTAACACCAAAATGGTCCCTTAAATCTTTTACTTTCCATTTCTTAAACTCGTTGAAATGGTGTGGTTCCACCATTTTCAACAAGTCTTCTTTCTCTAGTAGTCTAGCTTTCATTTCTTTATACATTGATATTCTTCTTTTTCTGTTTTATTATTTATCAACTTATAATTTAAAGAATTATCTTCATATAACTCTTTTATGTATGTGAACACATCTTCTCCACTTGGTTTATAAGTGTCAAAATCTAGTTCAATTTCTACTTTATAACTCATCTTTCTTCCTTTCTATGTTATTTCTACTCCAACTTTCTTCTCAATACCTTTAAGAGTCTTACCAATATCGGTATTATCTTTAAGATTTTGATATTTTTTTATTTGTTCTTCTAAGTAATTTTTTATTATTACCTTTGAACTTATTGCAATATCTTTGTTGGTATCAACATAAGATAGAACATCTTTTAAAGCATATACTGACCCACTCCAAGTTGAGTTAAGTTGTACATCTTGTGTTTGTTTTATCATTTTTTCAAAGTCAATCATTTACATTCCTCCTTTCTATTTGCTTTCATATAACCCCCATTGTTGCCCATTGATGTAGGGCAAACATTATTACAGAAACAGTTCCTATAATAAATGTAAGCCCAAATATTATTATCCATTTAAGATTTTTCATTTTCCCTCCTCAATTATTCTCACATTAGTTGGACAATCAGCACCATCCATAACTTCTTTGTATAAGTGTCTGTAAGCCGTATAATGAGATGGAATATAATAAATTCTTTCATCATTATAACCCTCAACATTATAATCGTAACTATCATAGAAATATTGACTAGTTACACCAATTGCAATTTTACCACCTCTTGAACACTCTTTAATCTTTTTAACCATCTTTAAATCGTGTTCATCTTGAGTAGGTCTATTTTTTCTTACTGACTTGTAACCTATCAAGTAAAGTTTTCTTTTTTCTTTCTTTGTTAATTTACTCATTTTTTTTCCTTCTCAAATTTTACAATATTAGATAAAATATCCACTACTTGATCTTCAGTTATTTTATCACTTTGTAATTGTCCAACAAGATCTTCTAAATCTTCCAAAAGACTTGTTTGTGGTTCTCTTTCCTCATAGTCTTTTACAAATTCTTTACTTAATTCGTAAAGTTCTTTAAGGTCTTTTTCTTTTGGCTCTTCTCCTTTGTCGTAACTTTCATAAACATCATTAGCAACTGAATGAAAGCCAACTCCTATTTTTTTATTTTTCATACTTTCTCCTTTTTGTTTTTTCTATCATTTATACTCCTATAAATTATATTATCAAGCATAATTTTTTAACACTACCTGGAGTTGTGTCCTAGAGCTTGGACACAACATATAGTATTTTTTCATACTACCTCAAAACCTTGTTTTCCTAATCCATGAACAATTTGTTCATATAAAGGTTTTGCAAGTATATGTTCGTAACTATCATTTGGGCTTTCTTTCCATCTTACCCAAAAGAAATTACCCTCCTTACAATAGTTTATTTTGTCCTTGCTTATTTTTTCCATTTTTCCTCCTTTTTATTAGTTTCTGATCTCATCAGTTGAGGAATAACCTCAAGACCCCCCCAATTGGGGGGATTTCGATCTTTCTAGTATGCTTGTATTATTAATCTTTCAGTATTTGGTATTTCAATTACTGTCGTATGATTTCTTAAATCTTCAATTGTTTTAAGGTCATTGTAATCTTCTTGAATATCTTTGAAACAATTATATTCTGAATATTTGCACCTAAAAGCAATCGGATCGAATTCTAATTCTTTTCCGATATCATCCTCTAAATGTGTTAAGTGTTCAAATAATGCTTTTGCCCCCTCATAAGAAAAACTAGAATTTTCATCTCTTGCCAAAGCATCAATAAATTGGTGTTCTTGTATTGTGTCTTTCATTTGTTTTTATCCTTTCTATTAATTTAAAATATTTGATAGTTTAACCCAATCTTCTTTAGTCATACTAGGCTTTTTTGGTTTTTCATAAACTAATAAAGCAGAATTTAAACTGCTTTGAGTAGATATTAAATTATAGCCCTGATTTTCTAATTTAGTTTTTTTAATATCTGCTCTCTTATTTTGACCCTTCACGAAATCATTATAAGAAACATATTGTATTTTTGTTTTATATTTTGTCATTGTTTTCATCCTTTCGTTAATACATAAATCTTATAAAATCCTATATATAAAGTCAACCTTTTGTACTCTAAAAAATAAACTTTTTTTGACCTATTTTATAGCTCTATTTATTCAATTAAAACGAGCATTATTCTAACTTACATTAGTTCTAATCTATAAAGTTATTGAAAGTTATTTACTTGCAAATCATAACCTCGTTGAAAGGTTGAAAAGTTTTCCGCTTCTCGCTTCTTGCAACCGGTAGTTGTATTCCAGGAATGTGGTATTTGGGCAACAGTGTTGCCTGGAAGTCACAGTATTTGAGAGACAAGAAACTAGAGACAAGTTTAGAATGATTCTAAAAAAGATTAGTTGACTTTACTTATGGGAAATTATAGGACCATAAAGAAGGAGAAAAAAATGACAAATACAAAAATAAAATGGTTTAATGAAGATTACGATTTAGGTTGTGATGTTTCAAAACTTGAAGAATTAGGTTTTACTAATTCATCATGGAAAGATGATATTGCACCTTCATTTGCAAATGACAAAATGCAAATATATTTTTTGAATAGAAAGAAATTTAAAGAACATGAAGGTAGATCTAAATTTAGTGTAAATAAAATACTAGATGATGAAACTATAAGAACTATTTATCAGACTGATTCTTTTGATAAAGTTTTACTATTAGCTAAATTTAGTAATATTAATAAATAATCCTTAAAACTCCCTAGACTCTCGCAACTCGAAACAAGTTGCGAGAGTTTTTTATTTGCGCCTTGTCGCTAGTTTCTAGGATCTTGTCACTTGATAGAGGTACCAACATACTTCCAAAATACTAAAAGTTATTATTTCTTAATTCTTTTTTTCTAGAAACATGTAACTAATACTAGTCATTATTGCGAGATTTGTACGGTTTATGACCTCAAATTCGTTATTGCTTTCTAGGAGAATACCGAATAAATTAACAATCGTTGGAAACATTAACCAAAAAATTTTACAAAAAATTTTTTTCAAAATGCATATTGATTTAGACAAAATAAAAAAACTTCCCCCTGATATCAGAAAAGACTTCATGAAGATGGCTGTAAAGCTTGATGAAAAGAAAAAAATATCCAAAGTAAAAGAGGATTTTCTGTCATTTGCCAAACATATGTGGCCAGAGTTTATAGAGGGAAGACACCATAAAATTATTGGGGATAAGTTTAATCAAATGGCACAAGGCAAGATCAAGCGATTGATTGTTAATATGCCACCAAGACATACAAAGTCAGAGTTCGCCAGCTCCCTGCTACCCGCTTGGATGATCGGTAGAAACCCGAAGCTAAAAATTATTCAAACAACCCACACCGGAGAACTAGCAATTAGATTCGGGCGTAAAGCTAAAACATTAATGGACACAGAAGATTATAAAAAAGTATTTGAGACAAGGCTAAGAGAAGATAGTCAAGCAGCGGGCAGATGGGAAACAGAACAAGGCGGTGAATACTTTGCATCTGGTGTTGGTGGTGCCATAACAGGAAGAGGTGCGGACTTATTAATAATTGATGATCCACACTCGGAGCAAGACGCAATGAACATGCCAGCACTTGAGAGAGCTTATGAATGGTATACATCAGGTCCTCGTCAAAGGTTGCAGCCAGGTGGTGCAATCGTTTGTGTTATGACGCGTTGGAATGTTAAAGATTTAACAGGTCAGTTATTAAAACATCAAAAGGAAGCTAAGTCAGACCAATGGGAACTAATAGAGTTTCCTGCAATCATGCCGTCTAATAAACCGGTATGGCCTGAATATTGGAAGATAGAAGAATTAGAAAACGTTAAAGCATCTTTGTCAGTTGGTAAATGGAACGCACAGTGGATGCAAAACCCTACGTCAGAGGAAGGTGCAATCATTAAACGTGAGTGGTGGAATGTTTGGGAAAAAGAAACGATGCCACAATTAGAACACGTCATACAATCTTATGACACGGCTTTTATGAAAAAAGAAACTGCAGATTATAGTGCGATAACAACATGGGGCATTTTTAGAGATTCTGAGGACAGTCCACAACAGTTGATATTAGTGGATGCAATGAAAGGTAGATACGAGTTTCCCGAACTTCGTCGTATAGCCAAAGAACAATATGATTATTGGCAGCCAGAAACTGTATTGATTGAAGCTAAAGCATCAGGTTTACCTTTAACCTATGAGCTTAGAAATATGGGTATACCGGTAGTTAATTTCACACCATCAAAAGGAAACGACAAGCATGCAAGAGTAAATGCAGTTGCACCTTTGTTTGAAAGTGGTATGATATGGGCTCCTGATGAAAAGTTTGCAGAAGAGGTAATCGAGGAGTGTGCAGCTTTTCCATACGGTGATCATGATGACTTGGTCGATAGTATGACACAAGCTGTGATGCGATTTAGACAGGGAGGGTTGGTACAGCATCCTGAAGATTATGTTGAAGATAAAATTATAAAAACAAAAAGAACTTATTACTAATGTCAGAACTAACAGATAAATATTCAAAAAATTTTAGTCCCGCACGAAAAAAAGAATTTGAACGACGTGTGCGTGAAATAGGTCCTGATATGACAGAACTATCAGCTATACTATATGTTTTAGCAGAAATGAGAAGTGAAATGAAATTGGGTGGTAGAGTAGACAAGCCACTAGGAGCAGGAGGCAAGAAATCAGGACCACCACCTAAAAAAGGTCCAAACCCACAAGGCTTGAATATTAAGAATAATACTGTTAAGACAATAAAATTGGAGAAATAAATGGCAGAAATTGAAAAAGCCTTGCCTAACGAGGTAAGAAAAGAAATCAATATTCCTAATGTCGAAGACATACAAGTTGAACTAGAACAACCAGAACAAAAAGGTCCTGTTGAAGTTCAAGAAAACGAAGACGGTAGTGTTGATATAAACTTTGATCCAAAGCTTGGAAGCTTAGATCAAACCAATGAACATTTTGCAAACTTAGCTGAACTATTACCTGATGATGTATTAGATCCGTTAGGTAGTAAAATGTTTGAAAATTATACAGACTACAAATCTTCAAGAAAAGATTGGGAAAGAACTTACACACAAGGTTTAGAACTGTTAGGTTTTAATTATGATGATAGGACAGAGCCATTTAAAGGAGCAA